ATATGATGGTACAGTTAAATCAGTACCATGTTTAGTTGAAGATTTTGTATTTACAGATAAAGGAGACAATCTAGGTTTGAGTTACGCTAATGGAGAACAAATTTATGCAGGACTTAATCATCTTTATGAAGAGATAAGTTGGTTTTACCCTAAATCTGGATCAACATTAATTGATAGAGTTGTAACTTATAATTACACAGAACAAACTTGGACAACTGGATCACTTTCAAGAACTACTTGGTTTGATGCAACACTATACGACAATCCATATGCAACAGAATTTTTATCGACAGGTACTCCTTCTTTTCCAACAATACAAGGAGTTACAAATCAAAATGGTGCATCAACTTATTATGCTCATGAAGTTGGTAATAACGAAGTAGATTCAGTTGGTAATAAAACAGCAATACCAGCTTTTATTCAATCTGGTGATTTTGATTTATCAGCAGGAGGAGATGGTCAGTTTTTCATGAGTCTTAGAAGATTTATTCCTGATTTTAAATTAATTACTGGTAATGCAGAAATAACTATTAACCTTAGAAAATTTCCGTCTGATACTTCAACATCCTCGCCTCTCGGACCTTTTACAGTAAACAGTACAACTGAAAAAGTAGACACAAGAGCAAGATCAAGATTTGCAAGTATAAAAGTTGCCAATACTTCAACAGACCAAAATTGGAGATATGGAACTTTTAGAGTAGATGTACAACCTGATGGAATGAGATAATGGCAAGAGTAGATATTATAATTCCTGAACCGACACCAGTTTATACTGAAGATAATCAAAGACAAGTAGCACAATCTTTACAAACTCTTAAAGATAAGTTAAACACTTCTTATCAACAAGAAATAAAAAATGAACAAGATACTTTTAATTGGTTTTTATCATGACAATCAGATACAAAAGTGACACCTACGATTTAACAACAAGTAATATTACAACAATTTTAACTTGTCCTGCTGATGGAACAATATTAGTTAAATCATTACAAGCAAGTCACCAAAGTGCAAGTAATGTAGATGTTGATGTATATTTACAAAAGTCTGGTGGATCAAATGTAGAAATTAGTCATGCACAATTAAATAAAAGTTTTACAAATATGGTAAGTGAAACTTTAGCGATGGAAGCATCTGATGTTCTAAAAATTCAAGCAGACACGGCTAATGAAATTACAGGTGTTGTAAGTTATGCTCTTATAGACAGATCCCAGGAAAATGGCTAGACAAAAATTTGTAAGTTTTACTCCCAGACCAAAACCTAGGAAAAGGCCTCGAAGACATAAAAAAAATCTTTGCAAAGCGGAAAAAAGAAGTTATAAGAAATATAACAGACAAGGCAGATAATTATGAATGATTTACCAAAAATACCAGCTGAAGCTAAAGAAGTAATAAAACATAAAAGAACAGGAAAAGTATATGCTAGTAAAGCTGAGTTTGATTCTGATGTTGCTGATCCCAATACTGACACTACTGTGGATGACTTTAGACAAGACCTCGAAATTAAAGTTACTAAAATTCCAATGGGTATTGAAACAAAAAAATAAATGAAACCTAGAGGTGCAACTGAACTTCAAATGGAAATGCTTAATAAGCATGTTTCAAAAGAGCTTTTAGAGAAAGTACAAATTTGTACATCAATACCAGGTAAGGTTCCATTAGACCCTGACAAACTTAATATATTGTGGCAAAAAAATTCTTATGATCAACCTAATCTTCAAGAATTTTTTAAAAATAAAGAAAGACATAAAGAATATGATTGGTATGTTTTTAACAGCCATTGGAATTATGAAAAGTTTAGATATTTTTTTGGAATACCAACTGAAAGATGTATCGTTATAAAAAATGGTATTGATGAATTTCCAATTAGAAAAATATATCAAAAAGGAAAACCGATAAAATTAATACATCATTGCACACCTTGGAGAGGTATAAATGTATTATTGTTAGCTATGCAACAAATAACACATCCTAACATATCTTTAGATGTTTATTCTTCTACTCAAGTATATGGCTCTGATTTTAGTAAAGTGCATGATGATGAATTTAAACCACTATACGATCAAGCTAAAGAATTACCAAATGTAAATTATATTGGATATAAACCTCATGAGTACATAAAAGAAATGATGCCTAATTATGATATGTTTGTTTATCCTTCTATATTTGAAGAAACATCATGTGTGTCAGCTTTAGAAGCTTTAGCGTCTGGGGTTCATGTAATTACAAATAATTATGGAGCCTTGTATGAAACTTGTTCAGAGTGGCCTGTCTATGTAAATTACTCAACTAATTATGAACAGATGGCAACAGATACTGCAAATGCAATCATGACTGCTGCAGGATATCTCCATGAAGATAGTATTCAAGAACATTTATCAGAACAACAAAAATTTTATAAAAAATTTTATAACTGGAAAAGCAAAGGACAACAATGGACTACTTTTCTTACTGGAGCTTTAAAAGATAAAGGTTTATAATTTTTTATGTTTGAGTATGAAAAACTTAATGAATACATTATAAAAGTAAAACTACCAGATTTAATTTTTGATGAAATAAAAATATGGAAAAAAGAATGTGATAAAATTAAAAATCACAAATTATCTTTTTTAAAAACTATGGATAATGCTGGAACTGAAGGCAATAATTATCAAGTAAGTGTTTCTAAATTTTTAATTTATGATGGATTTTGGTTACCTTACGTTTTAAGATTAATTTCAAAACTTTGTGGAGGCCACCATAGAGATTATTATTTAAGAGAATGGCCTGGTCATTTTGAATCTGACGTTTGGATAAACTATGCTTACAAAAATAATTATAATCCAATACACAGCCATAGTGGTTTTGTCTCAGGAGTTATTTACTTACAAAATCAAAATGATTTAACTATTTTTCCAGATCAAAATTTTAGTGTACAAGGTAAACCAGGGGAGATGATTTTATTTCCTTCAACATTAGAGCATCAAGTAGAGAAAATAAAAGATAATTATGAAAGAATAACTTTTGCATTTAATATAAATCTTGATAAAAACCATGAAAGAGTAAAAGGGCACCATGAAAAAAAATAATGAATTTGTAAATGAAGATACTTATCAAACGTTAAAAGAATTTAGAGTTGACCCACCCTCTCAAGATTTAGCTGTTAAGCCATTATGGAAAAATAAACCAAAAACAAAACCAAAAAAAGATTATTCTATATTTGTTGCTACTCCAGTGCATAGTGATGTATCTTTACATTATACACAAGCATTACTAGAGTTTCAAAAGTACGCAAATGAACAAGGTGTAGAAACACATTTTCAATTAATGAAATCTTCATTAGTTACTCAAGGAAGAAATTTATGTGTATCAAGTTTTTTGGAATCAGATCAAACTCATTTGTTATTTATTGATTCTGATATATGGTTTCATTCTCCGTCAATACTTAGAATGGTAGAAAAAGATAAAGATATAATATCTATACCTTACCCGTTAAAAACAATGATGTGGGAGAAACTATTTCAAAAAATACAAGATGGTGTAAATATACAAAAACCTTACGATTTAAAAAAATATTTAAATACTTATCCTATGAGAGTTGAAAACCCTAAAAGTATAATTATGGATAATGGTGTAATTGAAGTTACCCATAGCCCTACAGGTTGTATGTTAATTAAAAGAGAAGTTTTTGAAAAGATGATTAAGGCTTATCCTGATAAAAGTATTGTGCAAAAAACTGTTATTAATGGGAAGTATGTAGATAGACCAAATATGTGGAATTTTTTTGACACTTTACATGATCCAGTAGAAAAGGTTTATTTAGGTGAAGATTTTGCTTTCTGTAAACTTTGGAAAGATTTAGGTGGCAAATGTTATGCATTAGTGGATGCTCCAATAGTTCATGTAGGTGATCATACATACGAAGGTCGATTTAGTGATGAGTTGATAAGCAAACAGTAAAATGGTAATATATGCTATAATTAGGAAATTACTATATGGACCCATTCACAATAGCACTAGCCACATTTGGCGTACAAAAACTTAGAGGAAAATCTACAAAAAGATCATTACGAGATGCATTCTTAGTAGGAGGTGGTTCTTATGCATTAGGACAAGCGGCTCCCCAATTAGGAATTGGACAAGGTTCAGCTTTCTCAGGTTTAGGTTTTGGTCAGTCTGCCAAAGGTGCTTTACCAACTTTACCAAACGAAGCTGTAGCAGGAGCACAGTTTAGAGACAAAGGTTACCAAGCAGCTTTATCCCAAGGTGCAGAAACTACTTCTGCAGAACCAACTGGTATTATGAAATTATTTAAAAAAGCAAAAGATAATCCAGTCGAGTCAGCTTTAATTGCTTCAACAGTTTTACCATTATTAGCTGGAGAGGAAGAAGCTCCTAAACCAATGTTTACTGAGGATGATTACAAACAAGCTTACAAAGAACAATCTCAAAAACTTCAAGGTGGTTTTGAACCAGTAGCAGATGCAATGCCTTCAAGATCAGATGTATATGGTTCAAATATGTTTTATGCAAATCAAGGTGGACTTGCAACTGCAATACCAAAATACAATCAAGGTGGTGTAAATTATTTACCATCAAAAATAGACCATAATGAAAATGATGTTAACAATTATGTTAGAGCAGAAGGTTATGTAGAAGACGGAGCTGGAGCTGGAGATAAAGACGAAGATACAATGTTAGCTCAACTAGCTGATGGAGAATTTGTATCTAGAGCTGATGCAGTTTTAGGTGCAGGTATTTTATCTGGAGCTGACCCAAAAAGTTTTAAAAATATGAGAAAAGCAGGTGCTGACTTTTTTTATGATCAACAAAAAAAATTTAAAAGAATTTACGATATAGTCAATGCAAGTAAACAAAACTAAAATAAAAAAACAAGTAGAAGTACTTGAGATATTTCCAAAATTACTTGATGAGTATTGGAACTTAGTTGATTTTATGTTGAGAGAAGGTTTAAAGTATGATGGTGATCCAATGAATATTAGTGATCTAAAGAAATTAATTAAAGAAGGCCAGATGCAATTATTTGTTATGTTTGGTTCTGATGACGGTATTCAATACAAAGTGTTTGGTGTATGTGTTACACGAATCACGGCTCTTCCTAACTTTAATCAATGTGAAGTAATTTTATTAAAAGGAAGCAAGAGAGAATTGTGGCAAGACGAACTTGCTGATACAATAGAAGGACTTGCTAAATTAAGCAGTTGTAAAAGAATAGCTGTTCATGCAAGACCTGGTTGGGAACCTTTTTTAAAAACAAAAGGCTGGGGTGTTAAAAGATATTTATATACAAAGGAGATTAAGTAATGAGTTTTATATTTGGAGGCGGTGGAGGTGGTGGTGGCCAGACACAATCTGGTTCATCAGTTGTTACACAAAGAGAAGCTCCTGGAGTTGAGGCTAGAAAACTATCCTTATATGATCAAGCTGCTAAATTAGCATCTACTCCTGTTTCATTACCCGCAGTACAAGTTGCTCCACTTTCTGGATTAGAACAAGCTGGAATAGCACAAGCTGGTCAAGTTGGTGTTGGAGCTGGTACAGTAGGACAAGGTATAACTGCTTTACAAGGTGCACAAGCTGCTCCAAACATATCTTCTTTTTTAAATCCTTATCAGTCTTATGTTACTGATGAAATTACACGTCAAGCTGGAATAGCAACAAATAGATTAGGTGCACAAGCTGTAGCTAGTGGTGCATTCGGTGGTGGCAGACAAGGAATTGCAGAAGCCGAAATAGAAAGAGCAAGACTAGCTAATATTGGTCAAGCTCAAGCTCAAGGTTTTCAAACTGCATTAGGTGCAGCTCAAACTCAAAGACAACAACAATTAGCAGCTGGTGCTACTTTAGGATCATTAGGTGCACAACAACAAGCTATGTCACTTGCAGATATTCAATCTCAATTACAAGCTGGTGGTGTTCAAAGAGGCATAGGCCAGGCTGGTTTAGAAGCTCAAAGACAAACTGCATTACAAAGACAATACGAACCTTATCAAAGAATAGAATTCTTAAAAGGTATTATGACAAATTTACCAACAACACAGAGTACACTTACAGCAACCACGGCTCCCGGTGCTAACCCAGTTGGACAAGCATTAGGTGCAGGACTAGGTGCATACTCTGCTTACAACTTGATGCAACCGAGGTAGTAATGGATAAAGTATTAACTAGAAAATTATTTAAAGATAGATATTTCAAAACTTTAAAACCAACTATCAAACATTTTCAAAATGGTGGTATAAGTTCTTTATCTCCAAAAGAAAAAGCTATATATGCTGCAACACTTGCTGCTCCATTATTACAATCTAAAGGCAAAGGTTTAGGACCAGTCTTTAGTGCAATAGGCGAAGGTGTTGGAAAATTACCAGCAACTATTTTATCTGTTGAAAAAGCTAAAGGAAGTGGCAAAGGTGTAAGGACTTTAGGAGAACAAGAATTAAAAGCTTATAATTTACCAAAAGGAACTGTAGCTCAAGTTGATGGAACTGGAAAAATTACTGTTGTATCTAAACCCTCTGCTGAATCTATTAAACAAATTCAAGGAAGTAAAAGAGTAAGAACTATTTTATCAAGAATTGGTGATGACTATTATAGATTAGGTAAGCCAGTAGGTTTTGGAGATATGGGTAGAATAAGAGCATCACTTGGTAAAGTAGGTGGATCACAGTTTTCAAAAGATTATGGTGCTTTTAAAAGTAGAATTCAACAAGCAACTTCATTTGTTACACAAGCAATCTCTGGTGCTGCAGTATCAGAGCAAGAAGCAGAAAGAATTACAAAACTAATTCCACAAGTAGGAGATACTGAAGCTACATTCGAAGCAAAGCTACAAGCATTAGATAGTTATTTTGCAGATGCAATTGCAATTGCAGAAGATAACAATGCAGACTTTACTACTGCTTTAGAAATTATGGAGGCTTCAGGAAAAGGTGCTTCAAATTATATTGATTTAAGTGAAGGTGTTACCATAAAACAATATGATGGTAATAAATATGATGTAAGTGCAAATTAAGGATTTATATGGCAGAAATAGTTGTACAAAACGAAACATTCAAAATAAAAGGTTCAACTCCTACACCTAAAGAGCAATTAGCTATTGACTCAGTATTAGCTGCAAAAGGAAATACTAAGGGAGGTGGTTTAAGTTTTGATGATGAGATGAAACTTATGATTACACCTGAAGAAGTTTTATCAGATGCTGCTAAAGGTAAATATAATAAAGATACAGAAAGTTATTTATCAAGTCCAGAATTTATGAGAATAGTAACAGAGGTAGGATTATCAATAGCTGGTGGTATTGCTGGTGTAGCTGCTGCTCCATTTACTGGAGGTTCATCTTTAGTTGGTACATCTATCGCTGCTGCAAGAATAGCTAGAATTGCCAGACCACTTTTAAATTTAAGTAAAAATAAACAAAAAATTTTAGCAGGTGTTACTGGAGCTGGAATTGGGGGTGGAGCTGGTGCAGCTATATCTCAAACATTTGATCCCAAAGAAAGTATTGTAAGAGAAGTTGCTAGAGGTACAGCCCAAGGTGCTTTTGGAGAAGTACTTGGTTTTGGTATGGCTGGTGCATTAGCAAAGATATCTAATAAAGTTACTGGAGCATCTATTAAAACTATTGATGGTGCTAGGGATGTAGTCAAAGGATTAGATGCTGATAAATTATTTTATAAAGAAATAGCAAAAATTAAAGAAACTGGAAAATTACCTTCTAAAGAAGTTTTAGATAAATTAGTTGGTAAAGAATTAACAGAAGAACAATTAAAAACTGCAGTCACACTTAGTCCACAACAAAGAGCTATTTTGGAAAGTTTAGAATTAAGTGATGAAGCATATAAAAGTGCTCAACAAGCTAGACCAGATTTTTTTGATAAAAAGAAAAGATTGTTAGGCAAAGGAGAAGAGTTTGTTTTTGAAAGAGGAAATATTGTAGCTGGTAAATTAACAGATCAGTCTGGAGTAGAGTTAGCTTCTTCTCTTGCTGCTGCTTCTATTGGGGGTGGTGCATTTATAAGAAATGCAGAGGGCCTAGGAAGAATAACAACAATTGAATCTATCGATCAATTTACAAAAGTATTAACAAAAGATTTACCAAAAATAGATTATGATGCAGCCAAAGATGGGGTCACTCAATTTTTAAACGCACAAATAAAAGGTAATTATACAGATATCTATCAAGGAACTAAAAATAAATTATGGAATGATCTTACTGCTGATATAAACGCAACAATAAGAAGAGCAGACGGATCAATGGACCCAGCTTATGATGTTGTAATTAGAAGTCCTGAAGTACCAAAAACAATAAGAGTAAGAGAAAGACAACCTAATGGTCAGTATCAAAATAAAGATGTTACAAAATTAGATGACTATGTTTATGAGGCAATGGGAGACAACGCTATTGTAAAAAATGGAGACATTACAGAAATGTTATCTATGGTTGGAAGACTGAAAGAGAGAGTTGATTACAATCAATTTAAAAATGTTTACACTGCTATTGGAGACATGAAAGGTCTTACTGGTAAAGCATCTTCAGTAAGAGCAGAACTTTTAAAAAGAATGGAATCCATGTTAGCTAATTCTCCACTACCAGCTGCCGTAAATGCAAAAAGAGTAATTGCTTCTGGTTTTACTAATTTAGGTGCAAAACCTTTTCAACAAGAAACAATTAAAAAATTATTAAATTCACAGATGGGGCAAGAAACCTTATATAAAAATATTATAGGTGCAGGTAAACCAAGTTACTTTAGATCATTTAATCAAAGTTTAGAGGATGCAAAATTTAAAGTTGCTGGAAAAGAGTTTGATGTTTTTCCAAATAGATTAGCAATTAGAGGTGCATTACAAGGACAGTTTGTCAAAGATTTTTTAAATAATAGTGTAGATAAAGCTGGACAATATTTTAACTTAAATAAAATTAAAGCTGAAAAATTTTTAAAAGATTATGATTGGTTATTAAAAGAAGATGTAGGTTTTTTAAATAAACAACAAATAAAAGGTATAAGAGATTATACTAGAAGAATCCAAATGGTTGAAGGTAAAATTAAACCACCAGGCTCTGCTGGTACAAGTGGAGAAATGCTAGTACAAATGAAACAAGCTGGAGCTATTTCACAAATTGTAGGTGTAGTAGGTTTTTCAACTGGAACAATTGATCCGGGTGCTGCAACATTTTTTGTATTAGGCCCCACTGCTTTAGCTTATGCTCTATCAAGACCTTCTACTACAAAAGCTTTAATAGATGGCCTAGGAGGTGTGAGTAAAGGTATTGGTAAAGCTGGTAAAATTGATAGCTTTCCAAAACTAGAAAGATATATTGGACAACTTGGAAGTGCATTAGTTGCTGAAGGGGTAATAGGTGCACAAGAAGCAGAAGCAGCAATCAATCAACTTAACGGTAATAAAGAAGCTTTTGAAAAATATTTTAAAACTGGAGTTATGCCTAATGCACCAGCAAAAAGAGAGTTTGATCCAGAAAATGCACCAGCAATAGAAATAGATCCATACTTAGAATCTGGAATACAAAAACAAGGCTCTGGTCAAAGAGTTGGTTCTATAGTAGGCTCAGACACTAGTAGTATACCTTTACCAAATATTACACCATCAAATCTACCAATGGGTGGTCAACCTAATACTGAATTAGCACAAGCCCTTAACCTTTTTAATAAGGGAGGAATAGTAAGTGCCAAGAAAAACTTCTAAAGATAGTCTAGCTCATCAAAGAATTGATGACCACGAGAAGTTGTGCAGAATCATGCAAGAACAAACTAATAAACAAATTAAAGATTTACACACGGATGTACATAGAATAGAAAAAATTCTTATATCTTCTACTGCATTTTTGATGACATCTATGATTGGAATAATAGTTGCTCTTTTATTTAAAGTATTCTAAAAGACCATGTGCGACTAATCAAAGATAATAACAAATTTCAAATTACCGATCTCAAGTTAGTTAATAAATACAACTACAAGAAGTATACTAGACAAGAGGAGGACGGCTCACGGACCTATAATGTAGGTAACAAAAAAATACCAAGTGTTACAACCATACTATCTGCTACTCAATCTCCAGAAAAGAAAGCTGGACTTGATAGGTGGCGTGAAAGAGTAGGATACCAAGAAGCAGCTAGAATTACCTCTCAGGCAGCCCTCAGAGGCACGGAGATGCACTATGTCCTTGAAAACTACATAGATGGCCGTGGGTATATAAATCTCTCTGAGGATGGAGCTAAAGCAAGACTTATGGCTCATGAGATAGTAAACAATCTTGACCTATTGAAAGAGGTATGGGGTAATGAAGTAAGTCTAGCTTATGAAGATAGATGGGCAGGTGCAACAGATGTAGTAGGTCTTTATGATGATAAGCCAACAATTATTGACTTTAAACAAAGTAATAAACCAAAAAGAGAAGAGTTCGTTGAAGATTATTATTATCAGATAGCTGCATATTCATTAGCACATAAAGAACAATATGGTCCTATAACACAAGGCCTTATATGTATTTGTACCAAAGATGTTTTGTATCAAGAGTTTAAAATGAATGAATTTAAATTAAAAGAATATGAAGATAAATGGTTAGAAAGAGTTAATAGATATCATGAAGAAAAAACACCCAAAGGATAATAAATTTCATAAGGGTAATGGCGAGGATGGAAAACACTACTGGCTAACTCCAGATGATTTAATGAAAGAATTAAATGATGAATTTAATTTTGATTTTGACCCATGTCCTTATCCTAAACCAGAAGATTTTGATGGGCTTACAAATGATTGGGGTAAATCAAACTATGTTAATCCACCATTTGGTTCTATTATACATGAAGGAAAAAAGAAAGGTCCCACTGCTTGGGTTAGAAAAGCCATAGCAGAAAATGAAAAAGGTAAGGAAGTTGTTCTTGTTTATCCAATAGACAAATGGATATTAATGATGATTAAGGCTGGAGCTGAGATAAGAAATTTAGGAGACGTTAAGTGGTTAGCAACAGAAGATAAATCTCAAGGTAAAGGAACTAGTTCGATAAATTCTTTAGTTTTTGACCCTCCATATTCACAATATCAACTTAAAGAAAAATACAAAAGTTTAGGTATATATTTCCATAACTCAAATGATAATGATCAGAATAGAAGAATAACTAAATATTGGTCTAATTGTAAAAAAGAAATTACAAGAATTATAAAACCTAATGGAAAAGTAATATCTTTTGGTTGGAACTCAGGTGGCATGGGTAAGAAGAATGGATTTGAAATACAAAAAATTTTATTAGTTAATCATGGGGCTCAACACAATGATACTATTTGTA